CCAGGACACAGAAAAAGAAAAGGCGGACGAAGAAGAAAGGCCGCTAAGAAAAGACCAGTACCAACAAACCCAACTCTGTATGCTAGAGTAAAAGCTGAGGCTAAGAGAAAGTTTAAGGTATATCCATCTGCTTATGCAAATGGGTGGTTAGTTAGAACATATAAAAAGCGTGGTGGACGCTTTAGAATGGGAGTAAAAAGAAGATGATAGATTATATCAAATTAAAGTTTTCTCAGTTATGGAATATTCTTTCAGGAAAGGATAAAAACTGGGACGGCTCTGTTGACATCAAAGATAAAATGATTGAAGCAGAAGAAAAATCAAAATAATGCCAGGACATAGTGGTGGTTTAACCAAATGGTTTAAGGAAGGTTGGGTAGATATATCCAGACCTCGTAAAGGTGGCGGCTATGCTCCTTGCGGAAGAAAATCTGCTAGAGGGAAAGGTAAAGGTGGTTACCCTAAATGTGTACCCGCAAGTAAAGCTAGACGAATGACTAAAGCACAGATTCGTTCTGCAGTAAGAAGAAAGCGGGCAGCAGGTAATCCAGGTGGCAAACCAAGAAATGTTGCTACTTTTGCCAAACGAGGTAGAAAAAAGAGGAGAACTACCAGAAAAAGAAGGTAATCTCCTAGTAAGGGAGACCATGAAAAAAGAAGAACTCATTAAAGAACTTCATGTACTAAATCATCTTTTAGATGAACTAGTGGAAAGAACTCACGAAAAAATTTACAATAGTCAAAAGATTAGAAAACTATCACAGCTTCCTAATACTGTCCATAATAAAGTTAGAATTAGGAATTATATTAAAAATGGCACTGAACAAAACTAAACATAAAAAATATATCAAAAATAAGGATATTTTTAAAACGGCTGGAGCGGCTCGTAAAAGAGCAAGAAAGCTAGGACTAAAAGGCATACATTCTCATGGCAGAGGAAAAGCAAAGAGGTTTATGCCAGGAAGCTCTCACGGAGTATACGAGAGAGCACTGAGGAGAAAAAATGGCTAGACAAGGCGGATTTTTAAGCGGACCAACTGGTAGACACAATACTCAGAAGATTCGTAAACATAGACTCAATAGAGGAGTTACAAGAGATATGAATGCAGCAGCCGGAGCTTTAGTAAACACTAAAAATCCAAATGGCATTGAAGCGTTCAGATATTCTACTGCACCTAAAGCGATTGGCCCAAGATTTGGTAAAACACTAAATCCTAAGAGAGCTAGGTTTCCAGGTAGAAGAAGATAATGGCACTTACAGCAGCAGAGAAAGCTAGGTTAAAAAGAGCGGGACTCACAGGTTTAAATAAACCAAAGAGAACACCAAAACACCCAACCAAAAAAGCTGTTGTTGCTGTAAGAGTGGGTGGAAAAGTAAAAATAATTAGATTCGGAGCGCAAGGCATGGGTCATAATTATAGTCCAGAAGCTAGAAGAAGTTTTAAAGCAAGACATCGTAAGAATATTGCTAAAGGAAGATCTTCTGCAGCTTGGTGGGCAAATAAAGTCTTTTGGGCAGGAAAAGGTGGTAGTACTAAACGACCACCAAAATCCCAGAAGCATGTTAAAGGAATTAGAAGAAGAAGGAAAAGATAATGGCAATACCAACAGTTGATACCAGAAAAGTATGGTTAGATGAAACAACCATGAAAGTTACAAAAGCACTTATGAAGTTTACTGAAAAAGAACTAAAAGGAGAAGCACTAACAAGAGCTGAACTTAGTTATTCAAAGCTTTGTAGCGCTTACCTTTATCTTCTAAAAGTCGTTGAGAAGAATGACCTTCTTAGCGAAGAGGACAATCCATTTCAACCTGAGACACTACATTGATAGAAGCAAGTAGAGCAGATGTAGAGACTAGTTATCTCATGGATTTTGATGATGATAGATTCATCAAACTTCCTATTGATGGTTATATGGATTTATTGGGTATCACACCTAACACTTCACAAAATGCAATTATAAATGCAATCAATAATCCTAAATATCGTTTTATCTGTGCTGCGATTTCTCGTAGACAAGGCAAAACTTACATATCAAATATAATTGGACAACTTATATGTTTAGTACCAAATAGTCATGTACTACTCATGTCTCCAAATTATTCACTATCACAAATATCATTTGACTTACAAAGAAATCTTATAAAGCACTTTGATTTAGAAGTGATAAGAGATAATGCAAAAGACAAAGTTATAGAACTTAGTAATAATTCTACTATTCGTATGGGGTCAATTAATCAGGTTGATTCAGTTGTTGGTAGAAGTTATGACTTAATTATATTTGATGAGGCAGCACTTGTAGATGGAAGAGATGCTTTCAATGTTGCACTAAGACCTACACTAGATAAAGATAATTCAAAAGCAATATTTATTTCTACACCTCGTGGCAGAAATAACTATTTTGCAGAATTTTACTATAGAGGATTTACTGATGAATTTCCTGAGTGGGCTAGTATAAAAGCAACTTGGCATGAGAATCCTCGTGTATCAGAAGAAGATATTAAAGAAGCAAAAAAGACAATGTCAGAATCAGAGTTTGCACAAGAATACATGGCAGACTTTAATGTGTATGAAGGTCAGATATGGTCATTTAATCACGAATCTCAAATTGCAGATTTAAATAACTTTGATACTTCAAAGATGGACGTCTTTGCTGGACTTGATGTAGGGTATAAAGACCCTACTGCATTCTGTGTAATTGCATATGACTGGGACGAGAAAAAGTACTATGTGTTAGATGAATATTTAGACTCAGAAAGAACTACAGAACAACACGCTACACAAATAAGAAAAATGATTGAGAAATATAATATTGATTGGATTTATATAGACTCTGCAGCACAACAAACTAGATTTGACTTTGCGCAAAACTATGATATTACTACTGTAAATGCCAAAAAGTCAGTACTAGATGGTATAGGACATGTAGCAGGCATAGTTGATAATGATGAGTTATTTGTAAATCAAAGCTGTAGAGAAGTATTAACATGTCTTGACCAGTATCAATGGGATCCAAACCCTAATTTGATGAAAGAGAGACCAAAACATGATGGAGCATCGCATATGGCTGATGCAATACGATATGCACTATATACATTTGAAACCACAGCCACCTCGTTTTAGACACACCTGTCAAAAATACTTCTTGACTTTTGGTGTAAACTTTTGTTATAATTCTAACTAGAGTAAGATATGAAATTTAAGAGAGATTTAGTTAAATATGTGAGAGATAAAGCTAAATCACAGTATAAAAAAGAAAACGAGTGTTATATATGTGGCAACACAGATACTTTAGATTTTCACCATTTTTACGGATTGACCGAATTGCTAGACACTTGGCTACGCACAAATAACATAACTATAGAGACTGAACAAGATATCCTAGATGTTCGGGAACAATTCATCGGTGAAAACTACGACAAAGTTTATAATAAAACAGTTACTCTCTGCCATCAGCACCATTTGAGATTACACTCAATATACGGGAAACGACCCAAACTAATCACAGCAGAGAAACAGGCAAGGTGGGTCGAGTTACAAAGAGAAAAACATGGCATGGTACGATAGATTTTTAGGAATAAACAGACAGACGGAGGAAAAATTAAATCCTTCGCAATATGTCATATCCAGAAACGAGGGTATGACTATCGATTCACGTGAAATCGTTACTAATTATAGAAATGCTTACGAAGAATTAGAAGTTGTTAATAGAGCAGTAAACATGATAGTAGATGATGTTGCTGAAATACCTTACACTGTAGGTGACCAAAGACAAGGTGTTAACAATATAATAAAAAATATTCGTAGAGTAAAGGTAGATCAATTACTAAATAGAGAACCTAACCCATTTCAAGATATAAGTACATTTAAAAGAAATCTGATAATTGACTTATTGATTGATGGTAATATATTTATTTATTTTGATGGTGCACATATGTATCATCTACCAGCAGAAAAGGTAACAATATATTCAGATGATGAAACATATATTGATAAGTATACATTTGATAATAGCATTGATTATAGTGTAAATGAAATTATACATATCAAAGAAAATAGTTTTAACTCCATATATCGTGGAGTTCCAAGATTAAAACCAGCATTTAGAACAATGCAGTTACTTGGAAGTATGAGAAAGTTTCAAGATAATTTTTTCAAAAATGGAGCAGTCCCAGGATTGGTACTTAAATCTCCTAACACTCTTTCTGAGAAAATCAAAGAAAGAATGTTACAAGCATGGAGTATGAGGTACAATCCAAATACTGGAGGTCGAAGACCGCTTATACTTGATGGAGGACTTGAAGTAGAGCCAATGTCTCAAATTAATTTTAGAGAACTGGACTTTCAAGATTCAATAAAAGCAAATGAAAAAATTATACTTGAAGCACTAGGAATACCACCTATTTTATTAGATGGTGGTAATAATGCAAACATAAGACCAAACCATAGACTATATTATTTGGAAACTATAATACCTATAGTTAGAAAAATAGGATATGCTTTGGAAAGATATTTTGGATTTACTCTAAATGAAGATGTAACAGGTATTCCTGCTTTACAACCTGAATTAAGAGACCAAGCAGCTTATTATGCTACACTTGTGAATACAGGAATCATAAGTGCTAATGAAGCAAGAGAAGCTCTAGGTAAAGATCCAATTGATGGATTCGATGAACCAAGAGTTCCTGTAAATTTAGCAGGTTCTTCGGTAAATCCACAGGAGGGAGGACGACCAACAGAAAGTTCTCCAATTGAGGAAGAATAATTATGACAAAAGATATGATGATAAAAGCTGTATCTGATTTCTTCACTGAGAAAAGCGTAGAAAAAATGGATTTAGCGGAATACAAATCATACGGAAGTGAAGTTCCTGTCAAAGACTATATTTTAAAAAGATACTTTGGCTCATGGAACAGAATTCTTGCTGTGGTTAATAAAAGATATCCTGTTTCTGTTGCTCCTGTAAAGGTTGAAAAACCAAAAGCAGCTCCTAAAGTGGAGAAAGTGGAGAAAGAAGATGTCAAATAAAATTTTTCATTGGACTAATAATTTTAAAACCTTAGGCGAAACTGATGATGGCGGTATAGACATCAAAGGTTCTGCAAGTACAAATGCACTAGATAGAGCTGGCGATATAATCGAAGCTGAGGCATGGACAAAGGGTGGATTAGAAAATTTTAAAAATAATCCTGTATTACTCTTTAATCATGACCACAATAAGCCTATCGGTAGAGCAACAGGTTTAGAAGTAACCGACAAAGGTTTAGAAATCTCAGGTAGAATTTCTAAAGCAGCAGGTGAAATAAAAGATTTAGTTAAAGACGGTGTCCTTGGAGCGTTTTCTGTCGGCTTCAGAGTCAAGGACGCAGATTATATGACCGAAACTGACGGATATAAAATAAAGGACGCTGAATTATTTGAAGTATCAGTGGTATCAGTACCTTGCAATCAGAGTGCAACATTCTCTTTAGCAAAGTCATTTGATAACATGGAAGACTATGAAAAATTCAAAAAGCAATTTATAAAGGCTAACTCAGTTGACTCAGCAGACGCTGTGAAAGTTGAGCAGCCAAGTGGGGAGAAATCCCAAATAATGGAGACTGATATGTCAGAAGAAAAAATGAATCCTGAAACTTCTCCAGAGTTCGACCTTGATAAGTTCGCGGCTGATGCAGCTGAAAAAGCTGTTGCTCAGTACGCAATGAAGCAAGCAGAACTTAAAGCAGCAGAGGAAAAAGCAGAAGCAGAGGCAGCTGAAAAAGCCGCTCAAGTTGAAGCTGAAGAAAAGGCTGTTCAAGAAGCAAAACAGGAAGAACAAAAATCTGTGATTGAAGCAGGTTTATCTGGAGCTGAAAGGCTAATGTCTGATGTTGAGAAAAGAGTCAATGAAAAGCATGAAGATTTAGGCAAGGTCGTAAAAGAACTTGAAGCTAAATTATCTGAGAAATCAGAAGAAATCATGAATATCAGAGAGTCAAAAAGAATTTTCTCAGATAGGACTGGTCAAGGCGACTGGAAAAAAGCATTTGAAAACGACATCATGGACGCAAAATTCTTAGGTCTATCTACTGGTAAAGGAAACAATACCGAGTATGCTAAGAATTTAATGGAAAAAGTAAACGCACACTCAGGTGTTGCTGTTTCCAGTGCAGACTTTGAACAAGTTGTTTCAACAAATATCGAAAGAGACATTCAGAATGAATTAGTATTAGCACCTCTATTCAGAGAGATACCAATGACTTCTGCAAATATGATTATCCCAATCCTACCAGATTCAGGATATGCTGAGTTTACTGCAAACCAAGCTGCTAGTGGTTCTTCACCACATGGTAACTTGGCTGAAAGAGGCGATGCATACAACCCTGGTTCAGCAGGTGGTATTGATTTAACAGAGAAAACTCTTTCAACTGTAAAACTAATCTCAAAATCATTTATTGGTAATGAGACTGAAGAAGATGCAATTATGCCAATCTTACCACTCATTAGAGAGTCAATGGTAAGATCCCATGCAAGAGGTATTGAGAATGCAATCTTAGCGGGTAACAACTCTGCTAACGGTGTATATTCATCAGGTGCGTTTGATGGTTTAATCCAACTAGCAGCACAAGATGACAGTTCTGGTACTCACGCAACAGCATCAACAACTGCGTTTGCATCAGACAAACTAGTTGCAACTGATTTGTTAGCAATGAGAAAAGCAATGGGTAAATATGGTGTTAATCCATCAGAAGTTGTTTATTTAGTTTCACAAAGAAGTTATTTTGAACTACTCGAAGATGCTGAGTTCCAAGATGCTAACCTAGTTGGTGACATGGCTACTAAGCTATCAGGTGAAATCGGACAAGTGTTCGGCTCAAGAGTATTACTAGTAGACGAATTTGCTACTCCAGCAGTAAGCAAAGTCCACGCAGTTTCTTTATATGCTAGAAACTATGTAATGCCTAGATTAAGAGGCGTAACAATTGAATCAGATTATGATGTTGAAAACCAAAGAAGAGTACTTGTGGCTTCACAAAGACTCGGCTTTACCGACATGATTGACGGTGCAACATCTGTTCACATCAGAAGTTACAAATCTAGCTAATAGCTAAAAGTAAGGCTGGAGGGGAGCCTATCCCCTCACTTTTATGAATTATGGCAAACTTAATAACAATACAGCAATATAAAGACTTCGCAGGGATAAAAGGCCTGAACGAAGATGCAAAGCTTAATGTAATTATACCTTCCATAAGTCAAGCAGTAAAAACATACTGCGCAACTAGTTTTGTTGATTTTTATAGTAATGACAAAACAGAATTTTTTGATATAAAAGATAAATCTACTACAGCCGTAATGTTAGACGAAAGTCCTGTAGTAAGTGTAAGTCAAGTACAAGAAAGACAAAGTCAATCAGATGCATATGTTACTTTAATTACAGAAAATTCAGACTCGAGTGGAAAATATGAGTATATTGTAGACACTGAGCTAGATTTAGTAAGAAGAACTACAGCCACAGGAGATAAAGCGTTTCCAATGGGACCAAAAGCAGTAAAAGTTGTTTATCGTTCAGGTTACGCAAGTACTCCAGATGATTTAAAACTTGCTTGTTTTGACTTAGTAAAATACTATCTTAAAGATGAAAGAAAAAGTGGAATGACTATTGCAGGAGCAACAGTAAGAAATGATGTATCTACTAGTCTTAGAGAAAACATAGGTTTTCCAGACCATATAAAAAGAATACTTGATTTTTATAAGGTTTATAAATAATGGCAGTAACTCCAGAAGGTCTTAGAATTAAAATTGGTGGAGTTACTAAAGGAAGTAAAACACTAACTTTACAAGAGGCAACTAGATTAGCTGCTAAAGGTTTATCAACAAAAACAGAAACATACAGAAAGTATTTTGAAGAGGTAACATATC